TCCTGAGCATATAACTCCAAAAATAGGTCATACTCACTTTGGGGTATTATATACGTTCCTCCGTATATGTTATCTTCTTTGCTCCCTATACGGGTATTGGTTATTTTTGTTTTATCAATTGTTTCACCTTTACGAACTAAGTGTTTTCGTGTGAAATCTTCAAACCCAGCATACTTAGCATTAAATATGGGTTTTTTTTGTTTTGTAGTTTTTAAACTACCGATAGATCCCTCCATCGCTTTTGGATATATTGGTGGTATATTTTTATTATGTTTTGAAATAGATATTCTTTAATCAATTTTCCATTTTACATAACTAAAATACAAACCGTGAATGGTAATGATTATTTGAATGATTTTATATATCCAAGTCATCAAACTCTTCTAAATTGTCTATGGCTAAAAATTGAATTAATAAAGATAGTCAAATAGAATTTAAATAAATTATACTTAGTAGTATATAATGAAGTTTTGCGAAAAGTGCGATAATATGTATTACATTGGTATAAATGCTGAAAACCAGAATGAACTAACTTATTATTGCCGTAATTGTAGACATGTAGATGAAACAATTACAGAGGACGGTGTAAATATTATGAATACACATATGAAGAAAGGAGAACACGAATTTAACAATCTATTTAATGAGTATACAAAATTAGACCCAACATTACCTCGTTTATATAATATGAAATGTCCCAATAACGAATGTAAAACAGAAAATGGTGTAATTTATATTCGTTATGATAATAATAATTTAAAATATTTATATATTTGCGTTGATTGTGATACTAAATGGAAAACAGATGAACGTAAATAAACTATGAATTCTATAAAATTGAAAATAATAGGTTTTAATAACGATTTAGAAAAACTACATTATCTAATAGTATAGTAAAGTATAATGGACGACGAACAAGAGATTCTAAGTGAAATTGAAGACAATGAAGAAGATTCTATAGTAGATGAAATAAAACCTACTGTCAGAAAAATAAAAAGCAAACCTATAATGGATGACGATGATGACATTGGCTTGGATGACGATGATGATTTAGATGACGAACTTCAAAGTTTGAATGATTCCGATGACGAAAATGACAATTTATCTATGATAGATTCAGACGAAGAAGAAAATGAAAAGACAATATCGATGAATCAAATGATAACTAATGACGGTAATATAACAGATAGCGACGAAGATGAAAGTGATGATGATTACGATGATGATTATTTACAAAAAATAAATGACAATGTTAAAAATGATATTATTACTAATTTTCATCCAGAATTAAATAGCCATAATTATGATGAAATTGAAACATTATCAAAAGTAGTGCGTGATAATGATGGAAATATAGTGGATGATTTACATCAAACCCTACCTTTCGTGACACGTTATGAAAAAGCAAGAATATTAGGAGAACGCGCAAAACAATTGAATGCCGGCGCGAGGTCATTTGTAGAAGTTGATGAAAATGTAATTGATGGATATTTGATTGCTTTAAAAGAATTCGAAGAAAAGCAGATACCCTTCATTATTAAAAGACCCTTACCAAATGGCGGTTGTGAATATTGGAAATTACGTGATTTAGAAATATTGGTATAATTCTCATTTTGAAAAAATAATGTATATATTCATTATTTTTTCTTTTGTAAAAAAGCAATATAGAAATAGAACTGTAAATAAAGTAATGTCACGAAAAGATAAAAGATTATTACATTGTTCGTTTTGTGATGACGAAGGACATACAATAAACAATTGTCAAGACCCACAAATCCAATATATGGTAAAAGAATTTAACGAATTTATTGCTTTAGATATGAAATGCAAATTTAAAATGAAATACTTGACTTATGTAATTTCATTGTATAATATTTCTGAAATTAGAGTATTAGGTTACCAAGTGAATTTATCTATCGGTAAGAAAGCAAAAAAAGACTTTGTGAATGAATTGTTGGATGAGTATTATGATACTAATGATATAAAATATAGTAACATAATTGAAAATATGAATGATAGTGAGCTAACCTATTTTGCCAAGAAAATTTCGGAAAGTTCGAAAAAATGGAATAAACGCAAAATTTCAGAAAATCGCATAAAAGAAATGTTAGGAATCGAAAAGCCTGAAAAAAAGGTTGTAAAAGTTACTAAAAAACCAAAAGAAAATATTCGATTTACACAAGATGATAATAATGAAAGTGATACTGTTATAAATTATTCAGATACAGATGATAGTGAGTATAGTGAATCACAAATACAATTTTTTCTTTTTCCATTAATCGATGAAGGTTTAATTAATGACTTACAACACGATTTACGAGAAATTTTAGAATATTTTTATATTGTGGTTGGTGCTTTTATAATTGCGAATTTTTATGTTATTATTTCTAATGATTATTAAGATTTCCAATTTTTACCACAATCAAGACACGTTACGAAAATAGTGGCTGGTTCATCCGCACTTCTTGTTTGTAATTCATAATAAGTGCATCTTTTGGATTTACATTTCTTACAAGTAAACATATCAGTTGATGCTTGAATATCAGTGGTGAACTTATTTGCGTCACGTTTCATTTTCTTTTCTATTAATTCTCTCCAATGTGAAGTATTCATTTCTTGGTGTGTCATAAAAGCTACATGTTGAGGAGTGACTTCTTTATTTTTTACTTGGTTTAAAAATTCTGTATTTTTCAAATTTATGTAAATAGACCTCAATCTATCAATATAAATTTGGACGAAACGGGGATTTTCCCACTTCTTTATAATTTTTTTTGTAGAAGCCTCTTTTAATGAATAATTAAACACTCCTTTTTCAATATTAATACTTAACACTTCATCTTCAATAATAGAATTGAATTTGTTTGAAATGTTCTTACGGAACTCGGTAGGATTATTTATAGAATGCATTATACGTAAGTATTATAGATATAATATAATATTTACTGTTTAAATAATTTCAATTTTCAAAGATATTCTTCTTCTTGTAATTCATTTGTATATTCACTATCATCTTCACTTTCTTGTAAATCGAATACTGTAGTTGGTTTGGTATAACGTTTTGTAGATTTAGTCGGAACTTTACGTTTATTCTTTGTTGGAGGGGTTACATCACTTAATTCTTCACTATCATCTTCATAACTTTCATCATCACATTCATCATCATCTACAATAAATCCATCTTTTGCATATCCACTTTTTGTTTTTGCTAATTCGTCATATTCATCTTCTTCATCTTCTTCATCGCTATTTTCGTTATCGAGGTCTTCAAACCCACCATATAATTGATTATAAATGTTTTTCCATTCAGTCGCAGTTAAATTCTTTGGAGTATCTTCTGCTTTATTAATCAATACACAACTCCCAAAAAACAATACATTATCTATCGGTGGTGGAAATTCATATTTGTTTTCTTGATTCGCTCTACCTACAGTTTTTCCATAAACATGAATATTATATACACTACTATTTACCTTGATATTTTTCCATACTGTATGTTCTTTGAAATCATTTGGTGTTTTGAATCCCGCTTTTTTATAAATATCACTTTCCACCAAATTTTTCACCTTTAATTCTTTGACATTACCACTCTTTTCAATAACAATTATGGATACTGAAGACATATTATAGAAAGATTATACTATTTCATTTTATATGATTTACAAGTATATTATATATTATATTATATATATATAATATTAATGGCACCTACGCGCAAATTATCAAATGAGAAAAAAAAATCTGGAAAAACAAAAAGAAAATCGAATAAAGATAACAGAAAAACACGTTCCAAAAAGCAAAAGGGCGGAAACTCAAGTTATTATAATATAGTTCAAGCTATTGAGAGTGGGAATTCTAATATTTTAGAAAGACTATTAAAAAGTAAAGGTGCTTCTGAATATGTAAATATGGGTAACGGTAGTATGGACGGACCGCCACTCGTACGAGCAACTGCTTACGGTGATAGTACAAGAGATATTAAAAATATCCTTAAGGCAGGAGCTGATGTGAATGGAAAAAATAATGAAGATTATACTGCTCTCATGTATGCAAGTTATGATGGAAAAACAGACATTGTAAAAATACTACTGGATGCTGGTGCTGATATAAACGCAAAAAATAAAGATGGTGATACGGCGGTCACACTCACAATATCACTTTTACGAAACCCCGAAAAACGCAGAGAAATTATACAAATGCTACTTGATAGAGGTGCTGATGTCAACGCACAAGATAATGCTGGTAGAACAGCTCTCACAATAGCAAGTAATTATGGATATGCCGACATTGTATCAATTCTATTGGAGAAAGGAGCTGATGTCGACGCAAAAACAGAATATGGCGAAACAGCACTCACTATTGCGAATGAATTTGAATATCCAGAAATTGCGGAATTAATAAAAAATCATATTAAAGACATTAAGCGAGAAAACCTAGCAACCACAAGACTTGTAACTACAAAGGGAACGAGCAAGAAAGATGAAACTCCATTAATGAAAACAGGACAAAGAGATATGGGTACTAAAATAGCTGAATTTTTACACCCCAAAGGCGGTTACAAGAAAAAAAAACATCAATAGGTGCCCTAATTCTTTGGTGATAATTACGTAAATTTTATATGATTGTCGTAAAATTATATAAAAATGTTTGTGTGATTTGTATATAACAATGTTTTCAAATCCTATTATACAATTTTTATTAAAGATTTTGATATTTATTTTGATTATTTATGTTTTACAATGTGGATTTGAATTATTAAAAGATACATATACTACACCCAAGGTCAAAGATTTAGTAAATACGCAAATTAAAAAATACCAAGACATTGTATCCGAAATAAATCAACAAAATATAGCGAAATCGGGGAATGAGAATGTATTCAATAGCGAAATTGATGTAGATGATATGAATAATGAGCTATTATCGTTTATGAATTCACAAACACAGCAATATGAAACGTCTCCATCACCATAAATATATTTGTAAACCTATATAAAAATTTGTCTTGTGTATATGTTATACAAATGATTGACTTGAATAACGCACAGGTTAGCAAACTATCTGAACGATTACCCAATTTCGAACTTTCTTATGAAACAATTTCACATACGAAAGTTTCTACATCATACAATGTAGTTACAGCAATTCCAACTGGTAAAAAGGTTATGTTATGGTTTACATTTTACCAGAATAAAGACGTATGTTATTTTTTTGAATTGAATAAAGAAAAACGTATTTCAAAAGGCAAACTATTAAACAATACATTTGATAGTTAGTTATCACTTGGAACAATATTATATGGCTCCTGTATATTAGATGATGAAAATGAAATCAAAGCAATTGTTATAGATGACATTTTATATTATGAGGGCGTTTTATTGAGTAATACAAATATCATACATAAATTATCTATGCTACGAAAGACATTTTCAAAAATTACAAGACAAGATACTATGATACCTATTTATAGTTGTGTTTTTTGGGAAATTAATATCAATGATGATGTAAATGAGTATCCTAATACTATTTCCAGTGATGTTTTTGATACAATACCATATAACATTCACCATATTCAATATAGGTCTGCCTACGAAAAAAAACCTTTTATCAATGTTTTTATGAATAAAAAATTAAATGTCGTTAGTTTACCGACTCGACCCAAACAAAACAATAATCCTCTCTTACAATATTGTTTAATACCTTTTAAAATGAATTTACATAAACCTCAATATAGGTATCCTACTATTTTTCAAGTTATGGCTGATATACAATTTGATATTTATCATTTATTTGCTTTTGGTAAGAATAATCAACGCGTTTATTATAATGTTGCGTATATACCGAACTATAAAACCAGTGTATTTATGAATTCTTTATTCCGAAAAATACGAGAAAATGATAATCTAGATTATATTGAAGAAAGTGATGATGAAGATGATTTCCAAAATATAGACGAAGATAAGTATGTTGATGTAAATAAAGTATTATATATGGAATGCGTTTTTAATAAAAAGTTTAAAAAATGGGTTCCTACTAAGGTTGTTGGTCGGAGGGAAAAAATAATGCATATTTCACAACTATAAATTATTTTGTATTTCTTTCTCTTTGTTCTAAACGCTTAAGTTGATTTTCTTTTTCTTTGTTATACCAATTTATCAAATTGGTATGATTATTTTGTCTATCCATTTCATTTTGATGTAAGAACGCATGTCGTTTTGAACGGGCATCGTGTTGCTTTTGTAATTGTTCTCTATATTCCGTTATTTTCTTTTGTAATTCTTTATTTTTTATCTCATTCGCTTCTTCTTTATTCAACATTCTTTGTTGATGTTCCTTATTTCTTTTTATTTTTAATCGGTTCCTTTCTTGTTTCCAAGCATTTTCATTGGTTATGTGATTAAATATAGGTAGCGACATTTGTTTTTCTTTCTTATATTTTTCAAGTTGTTCTATTGACTCATTTCTTTTATTTTGTAATTTAATTATATGATTTTCCATATCTTTCTTTCGTTTTTCCTGTGTTTCTTGCTTTTTAAGATTCCATTCATCTTCATTTTCGATATTGTTAAACAGTTCTATTTTTGACATCTCTAATTTTCTTTTCTCGTCTTTCTCTTTTTTCCGTTTTTCTTCATATGCCATTGTTTTTACTAATTTATCTACTGTCAACATTATTACTATATGTTGATAAAATTGATTTTTGATATAATAAAATATGTTATTATAGAATGAAATCTAAAATACTTTTACCAAAAGAAATTATTGATTATATTTGGAGTTATGATGATAGATATAAGATAAAATTTAAGGATTGTGTTGATGAAATGATAAAATATTTTTACATAAACAGATTACGTTGTGATATGCGTATGAATAGAGACATATATCGTGTTTATGAAAGTTTATTAAGTTATAATATTTGGAAAAAAAGTTTCAGTCAACATTTATTAGAACGTATACGCCAGTACGGCGGTTGTCGAGTCATTCTTGATAATTTAATTTGTCATAATCTAAAAAATGTATCAAAAAAAATTACATATTATTATACTTAAATTCTTATAACTTTTTGAAACTATCAAATATTGAATTATCTATTAAACACCTTGCGTTTTTTATTGTATTTGTTTGGTTGTCTTCATCTTCTTCATCTAATTCCGTATTTCCGGTTTCTTTTGGTTCAAATACCCATTTCCACGTTTTATCAGTATTCCAATCTATACTCATTCCACTATATTTATCTCCGTCTATTTGACGTATACGATAATTACATTTTTTGTAAAATCGTCTTCGTTGGACCCATTGTTTCTGAAATAAATCGTGACTATCTACAATATCAACCACTATAGGATTATTTCCTTTTACGCGTAATATACGACCAACCGATTGTGTTATATCTGTTTTTGGAGTAACCATAATTAATGATGATAATGTTTTTATATCTAATGCTTCGGCTGCCATAGCATAAGTAGCTAATACAATTTGTTTGGTTTCTGTAGTTTGTAAATCGGCTTGCTTCATTCCGCCCACATAATATCCTATTGTTGCCAAATCACGACCACATATACCCTCATATAAATATTTCAACAAAGAGCGATTATGACATAATATCATAATTTGTTTTGAATCGTTTTCTTTTAACAAATCTGCTACAATTCTTATTATAAAGTCACTACGAGGACCATATTCACATAATTTCGATATCATTGTGCTATATTTTGGGTTACCTCGAAAATCATATTCTACTTCGTTAAATTCTGTGTCACGTGAAGAGTAATTAATGGCACGAACACATACTGGGTCATCATCTTTTCGTTCTTCACTATAAATTTTATCACCTATAAACATATATAATACTTTGGTTAGTTTATCTTTTCTATCAACTGTTGCTGATATACCTAACATATACGGTGTTACAGTTTTAAATAATGTTTTTGAAAATTGTTCGCTTCCTATACGATGAACCTCGTCTATAACTGTCAAACCAAAACTAGTAAACGCATTCGCACCAAAATCCTTATCATATAACGTTTGAAGCATACCAATAACTATGTCTTTACCTTCAATATCAAATACTTGTCCTTGTATTTTACCTACTTTTGCACTTGGTAAAAATCCATCTATACGTTCAATCCATTGGTTCATTAAGAATTCTTTATGCACGATAATCAGTGTCTTTTTTTTAATATCAGATATCATTTTTAAAGCACATATAGTTTTTCCGAATCCACAAGGAAGCTCGAGTATACCACCATTACCACTTATATCATTCCCACAGCATATAGGTGTATTTATATGATTCAAATAAACACTTATTACGTTTATTTGATAATCACGAACCGTTTTAGTAAACTCAACATCAATATCGTCTCCTTCTTCTATTTCAGACTTGTCCGGTAAACCATAACGTTTAATTCCATAAAATCTTGGAATGTAGAATTTGTTCGTATTTTCACGAAACACGTGAAAAGCCCCTACATCTGTATTTTGATTAGAACCAAATACAAATGGTTTCACGTGTAATTCTTCACGTAAATTATCTTCATCTTCTTTTGAAATCACAGACTTGGGAATTGTATAACCTTTTTTACCCAAATATGCGGATTTTCTTACATCTTCTTTGTAATCATCGGTAAGTTTAAATTCAGATAATTTAGGCTTTGGTGGTTGTTTTTGTTTATATCCAAATTGTCTAAAACCTTTCATTTTAATTATTATATTATTATTGTTTTAGGATATTTCAATTTTATAACGGTTTTATCATAGAATTCACTTGTGAAAAATATAATAGTATTCTATATTATAAAATAATGAACGCTTTATCTTTTATGAAATCTGTTACTAATGTTGAAACCGCTATAATTGTTATGTTTATTCTCTATTTAGCACTACCTGTAGAACTTCCTGATATGTTAGCTAATTTAGTTGACTCACCTATGGGAACTATCGGTATCTTTGTTCTTTCTGTCTACTTATTCTTCAATGCTAATCCTCTTATAGCTGTATTATTTGTTTTAGTAGCTTATGAACTTTTCCGTCGCAGCAGTAATGCTACTGGTAAGGCAGCTATGATTAAATATACTCCTACTCAAGCTAGAAAGGATGAGAAAATGAAGAAAATGAACCCTGTCAAAACTGTTTCTTTGGAAGAAGAAGTAGTAGAGCAGATGGCTCCTGTTGGCAAGAGTGATATTAGTGTATTCACTGTATCTACTTTCAAGCCCGTTGCTGAAAATGTTGGTTCTGCATCTATGTTTTAAGTTTTTTGATACTACACATACATAATATAGTAAATGGTATATTATGTATAGATGGATAAATATCTGTATTATGCGTTCGCCAAATCTTGATTATGTTTAAAAACCATTATTGAATTTATAATAACAAACAATGGACCTACACTTGAATACATAGCAGTTCCAAATGTGCTTCCTTCAATACCTCCAGTGGCTACAAGAATACCTAAAATAGTAGCTATTACAGTCATTATAGCAGCCAAAAACGCTATATGTTTTGATTTGAAAACAAATTTTATTATATCCATTATGGTAACCCATATGTCATCTAAATCAAATGGATCTATAACTTTACCATATTCATCGTCATAATCATTACTTACCTTATTATTTTTATATTTAGTTGTTAAAAAGTCGGTTTGTGTTTTCTTTAGTTGAATTAATGCGAAGGAAACTAAATAGAATATAGATATAAACATAGCAATTGTATATGAATACATTCCATTACCTGCTCCAGCTATACTAGAAATGGTTATTACAAATGCCAATGCGATTAAAATATCCGCACTACGAATACGTTTAAAACGTTTGGGTGCATCTGTAGCTAGCTTAAAAACTAAATTTGTTGTATCTATAACTGTATTTTTATAAAACATAGGAACTAATACATAGGATACCAAAGCAGTTAAAATAAATAATCCGAAATTAACAGTTGTTTTCATATAATCACTTTCTTGTGATTGTGAAGCCATTTTACTATTAATTGGAACGTTATATGTATTTACTTCATCTTCACTAACACCAGTAGGATTACAATCTATATAGATTTCTTCGGCATCTCTCTTTGATATATTATTACCTGGAATTACTTTATAAGTACTACTATCATCTGGAGATATCTTAAATAGATCGGTAATTTTTGCTAACTTGTCATTAATAATCTCTTTAGATGCTGTATTTATTTGAATAGGAGTTATAAAAACACATACTTTATTTCCTTTACTTTCATAAGCTATACACCCTTCCTGATTAGGAATCACTGTATTAAAGTCTATGTCTAAATTATCTGCTTGTTTTTCTTTGATTTTTAACATCTTATCAATATCATTTTCATCAGTTAATAGTAATGGTTTTGTTTCTAGTAAATAACAAGTATATAATTTTTCAGTATTTGTAAAGGTCTTATGCTCTATAATTAATTCACCTACTATATTATCATTATTAGTTGTAACACCATCTATGTTATAATGTATAAGTTTAT